ATGCCACTCGACCGCGCCGGCCTCCGTGACGATCCGAGTCTCGGCTGTCAGCCCCTGGAAGTACGACTCGTCGTAAGCGCTGGGGTGATGCGAGTAGCCCTTCGGAAACGGTTGATCGTCGAGCGGCTTGTCCTTCCCCAGCGAGTCATAGACGTTCTGCTTTGCGCAGTGTGTCCCGATCGTGACGATCCGCAAACCGCCACGGGCCTTGGCCGCGTCGATCTGGGAGATGTTCTCGATGATCTTGAACGGATTGTGGCCGCCCTTGGTCGGTACCACTGTCCGATACGAAGGCACCACCGCGCCGGCCGGGCCATATGCAGGCTGCACAAAACCCCGGCAAAACGAGTAGACCGTTTCGGCCATGTAACCGGAGTCCACACCGCAGGCCCAGATCGGCAGCGTGCCGCCGTCGGCGTGCGGCCAGTCCTTCATGATCAACTCCGCCAGGCGTTCCCACGGCTCCGGATCCGCTGGCGTGCAACGCACCGGGCGCCCACCGGGACCCGGCCGTTCCGGCGCAATCACTTCATACCAGACCGACCAGTTCTCTCCGCCGGTCTTGCCCCAGGCTTTCACCTCGACCTCGAGCCGCGGCGGGTTCTCCTGAACGTCGACAAACGCAGTGAGGAAAGACGCGCCGTGCGGCACCTTGCCGTAGGCGTAATCCTCGCGACGGTCGTACAGCCGCTTCCAGTCCGGCGCCATGCCGGGCACATCCCAGACCTCGGCCAGACTCGTGTTCACGAACACCTTGAGACGCTCCGGATCGTCCTTGGCCTTGAGGAAATCGGAAACCAGTTCCCGCAAGGGTTTGAACTGCGAGTACAACTCACTGATCCAGAAGCCCGCCGCGCCGTTGAATGGCCGATCCGCACGCCACACACCACGCTGAACGGCCGCCCAGCGCTGGACGTCGTTCCATATCGCACCGCAGTGCTCGCAGGCGTACGTCGCCGTGGCTGCGCGCTCTTTGACGTCCTCGATCTTCTTTGCGAACCGGACCTGTCGCCATACCAGGATCTGGTCTTGGCCACAGACAGGGCACGGCACCCAGAACTTGCGCTGGTCCGTCTCCGCGTAGGCTGCTGCGATTTGCGATTCGCGGGCAATGGTCGGCGAGCAGGTCTGAATTCGCTTGCGCCGGCCGCGGAATGTCGCCGTGCGCTTATTCGCCACATCGATCGGATTGCCTTCTCCACCGGAAGACTTGGGATACTTGTCAACCTCATCGCAGAAGAGATAGCGGATCGCGTACGCCGCCAGGTTCGCCGGCGAGCCTGCCGCCGTCATGATCAGCGGACCGCCTGGGAAGTCCTTCGTGTCGATCGTCGTCGACGAGTTGCGCGACTTGGGATCACAGACCAGTCCGCGCAGCACCGTCATCTCGCGCAACGTCGATGCCAGCCGGAACTTGGAAAACTTGCCGACGTCCGAGTCGCGCGGCATCACGACCATGATCGGGTCCGGATCCCGCGCGATCACGTAAGTGATTCCGACCAGGATCGTGATCGTCTTCAACATCTGCGTGGCGGACATGATCACGATCTCGTTGATCGCCGGATCGCCGATCGCATTGATCGGTTCCAGCTGATACGCAGCCGGCCGGAAGCGTCCTTTGTTCGCGCCAGTGGTGACGATGAAGTTCTCTTTCGCCCACTCGCAGACGGTCTGGCGCGGCGGCGGCGCCCATAACAGCGAAGCCCTCTCGATCGACCTGTCTACCGTCATTGGCCATTTCTGTACCGGGCGAGCTCGTTCAGGATCTCGTACACCTTGTCATCGATGAGCTGCTTGCAGTGAACCCGGTCGGAAGAGCACGCCAGGACATCGGCAAGTTCATCGCCCATCTGCATCAACCGCGACTTCGCGTTCAGCACCAGAGCGGCCCACGCAGCATCCACCTCATCCGCGCGGATCAGTGCGCCTTCCTTCTCGCGCAGCGCGACCTGGCGGAGCTTGAGCCGGACCGCCATGTCCCGCATCTCCAGGTCGAACTTGGTCAGACCGCCAAGTTTCGCTGGCCCGCCGCCGTCGGTATCCTCATCTGCTACCCGGCGAGCAGTCGGCGCCGGCGCGGGCTGGCGAACCGGTTGTACCGGGGCAGGCGGATCCGGGACCGGCGACAATCGCCTGGAGCGCTGCAACGGATCCGCGTTGCGCTCCCAATCGATCCGGATCTGGTCGATCGGCTTGCTCGGGTCGATCCGGCCCCGCTTGATGGCTTTGTCGACCGCCTGGCGGCTGACACCGAGCGATTTCGAGATCGAAACGGCGCTTAAACGCATGAAACTGATCGGATGGGGTGCAACCGCACATGCAACCCCTGCAACTCCCCCTGCAACTCCGGAATTTGACCCGTAGCTGGGCGTTTCCCGCGCGCTCCGGCACCGGCATGATGTTGAGTCAATTCCAGGTCCCGGAAGCCTCTGCCCGCGTGAGACTTAAGCCGCTTCCATAAGCCTGCAGGCATAACGCTCTTCCCAGAGCGCGACAACTCGAAAGCGGTGCTCTGGTTCGATGCGGTCAACCCACTCTGCGAAGCCAAGCGTCGCCTTCCTTGAATTGCACGAAGCGCAGACGACCACGATGTTACGAAAGGAGTGCTCACCGCCCCTGCATAGTGGGACCATGTGATCCACCTGAACGCCGCCGTCGTGGCGGAGTGGGCTGCCGCAGTACGCGCAACGAGTGGCTTCGGCTTTCAACCGATCAATGTCTTTGCGCGTTAAGTCACTGACGGCCTGCGCATCCTCCCGTTGGTGGCGCGTTCTCGACCACTCGTTGTTGCGATCAGGATGCTGTAGCTTGTACGCGCGCACTCGGGCGACCTCGTCATCGGGCGATTGCCAATAGTGATTCCGGGCCTCAGCCTTCCGTGCTTCACGAAATGCACTATCATCCCAATACCGTTCTTTCCTGTAGAGAGCCTCTGCCGCAAAAACGTCCGCAAGGAAACCTCGCTTGCGGATCTTGTCCGCTCGCTTCTCGATGCGCCGCATCGGTGCCGATCGCTCATATTCATCGCGCGGCCCGCGTACTGCGTAAGGTCGCCCGGCCCTTTGGGCTGCAAGAATGGCTTCCTGCCTCCGCGCTTCTGCATATGATCCGCCATGCTTCTCAGCGCGCCGTTCCATATGTTGGAACATCTGACAACGTCGACACGTGGCCTCCGGCTGTCCATGACGGCAATAGAACTCGCTTAGCGGCTTCGACAGTCCGCAGCGTTTACAAGTTTTTTCGGCCATGAAATCGCGAACGTTTGATTAGCGTGCCGTCGCCATCGCCTGCTCTGCGGCTTCGCGGAACGCCCCAGCAAAGCCCGTCTCGACGGTCTTCTCCACCGTCTCGCGCATCCCGAACGTCGGCTTCACATCAACGGAGCGTTCAAGGAGCATCACGACACTGAAGCCCGGATGCCCGTCAATGCGTGTGCCATCGCCGTCGCGGTTATCATGCACGCCGGTCTTGAACCGATGCCCCAGGAACCACTCCCCGGTCGAACGGAACTGGTTGATGAAGTAACCACTGCCATGCTGAGCGAGCAGCGCAGTGACCGACGGCGGGACGCGCACGCCGTCAATGGCCGCCGCGCGGATCCGCTCCCACTTGTTGCCCGACGCTTGCTTCCGGCCGCCCTCTTCCTGGTAGGCCATGAACCAATCCACGTCGTAGACCGTGGCGGTGGGGTTCACCTTCGTCGCCGGGTCCATCCGGACGCCCTGCATCAGGAACGCCAGCGAGCCACTGCGGTTGCGATACTTGGTCGCGATCTCCGCGGTGACGTCCTTCTTCGCAGCCTGCGCAATTCGGTTGAGCGCCAGGCTCAGAGCAAAGGGAAGCTGATCCACACGGACCGCGTCGAGCGCGCCGACCGCCGCCCGGATGTCGGCTTCAATCTTGAATTCAACCATCGAAATCGTCTTGTTATTCGCCGGCGACGAAGTGATTCATGTCTTCGATGGCACGCACCAAACCAACCCAAACCACCGCCGCCAGGCAAAGCAGCGCCGTGTGCCTAGCCGGGGTTGCGCCTCACTTCTGCAGCCAGCGAGTCGACCGCTGTTGGACGTTTGCTTCGCGCAATTCTCTGCGTAACTGCGGAGCTTGACACGCGATCCTCGTTCATTCTTGATCAGACCTAACAGACTCGCCTCTGTGTTGCTGTGCTATAGTTTATGGTGCTATAGCACGAAATGCAGGTTCTTAAAACCAAATGGCTCGCGCGGTTCGCGAAACACGAAGGGGTCGCCGACGTCAGCCTGCATGAGGCCATTGCCCGGGCCGAGCGCGGCCTCGTCGATGCAGACCTGGGTGGCGGGTTGATCAAACAGCGTGTCGCTCGACGCGGCAAGGGCCGCTCAGGCGGCTATCGGATGCTGATCGCCTACCGGATGAAGAAGCGAGCGGTGTTTCTGTATGGCTTTGCCAAGAACGAACGGTCGAACATCAGCGCCGATGAACTACTGACAGCACGAGAGATCGCCTCGTGTTGGCTTGCGGCCGATGCTAAGCAGATCGCGCACGCATTCGCAGAGGGTGAATTGCAGGAGGTTCTCAATGACAAAGAAGAAGCCTAGCCGGCTTGCGCAGGCACTGCTCGAAACTGCGGGGGGGTTGCACCGCGTTGGCGTTCTGAACGATGATGCCTTCCACAAGATCACCGTTCGCCATCTCGGAGAGGCTGCGCTTCGCACTTCACGTCCGATCACCCCGGAAGAGATTCGCGCGCTGCGTGAGCGAGCCAACCTGAGTCAAGCCGCCTTCGCCCGCTATCTCAATCTCACCTCGGGCTATATCTCACAGTTGGAGCGCGGCGCCACGCGGCCCAAAGGTCCAGCTCTGGCCTTGCTCAACGTGATTCGTACCAAGGGCGTTGAGGTAATTCTTTAGTACGGTGGCAACGCTCGATTCAGGCGGCCGTGCCCAGCCGCTCCGCCGCCAACTCATTGAATGTCTGCCCATCGGCTTCGAGCGTGGCCATTTGGCCCGTATGCTCCTGCCAGCGCCGGGCAATGACGTCGCAATACTTCGGCTCCATCTCAATGAGCCGCGCCTGGCGCCTCGTGCGCTCGCAGGCAATCAGCGTAGTGCCTGACCCGCCGAACGGATCGAGCACCGTGTCTCGCGTCTTGCTCGAGTTGCGCACGGCGCGCTCCACCAGCTCGACCGGTTTCATCGTCGGGTGCAGATCGTTCACGTGCGGCTTTTTGATGAACCAGATATCACCCTGGTCGCGGGCGCCGCACCAGAAGTGGTCCGTGCCCTCTTTCCACCCGTACAGGATCGGCTCGTACTGCCGCTGGTAATCCGACCGGCCCATCGTGAACGTGTTCTTCGCCCAAATCACGAAGGTCGACCAGTGGCCACCGGCTTCACGGAAGGCCTTCTCCAGGGTGTGCAGTTCCGATGACGACATGCAGATGTAGACCGCGCCCTTGGCGACGACCAGGATGTTCACGCAGGCATCGTACAGGAATTTCTCAAAGTCGTTCCCCAAATTGTCATTGGCAATCTTGCGATCCTTCCCGCGGAGCTTGTCCTTCATCGTCGCGCCGTAGTTGACGTTGTACGGCGGATCGCAAAAGACCATGTCCGCCAGGCCGCCGGCGAGCACTTTCTCGACTGACTCGATTTGCGTCGAGTCACCACACAGCAGCCGATGCTCCCCGAGCACCCACACATCGCCCGGCACCGTGACTGCCGTCTCCGGCACTTCCGGCGCGGCGTCCTCGTCGGTGTGGCCCGCGGCGGCTTCTTCCGGATCCTCCAGGAGGGCATCCAACTCGTCCTGGGAGAAGCCCAGCACTTCCAGGTCAAAGTCTTCAACCTGCAGGCCCTGGATCTCATCGCGCAGCATGGCCTCGTCCCAGCCGGCGTTTGCCGCAATCCGGTTGTCAGCGATGACCAGGGCACGCCGCTGCGCCTCGTTCAGGTGAGGCAGGGCGATGACTGGCACCTCGGTCATCTTCAGTTCGCGCGCTGCTACGAGACGAGCGTGGCCAGCGATGATCACGCGGTCTTCGCCCACCAGGATCGGGCAGGTCCACCCAAACTCCCGGATCGACTTCACGACCTGCGCAATCTGCTCAGGCGAGTGCGTCCGCGAGTTGTTCTCGTACGGAATCAGGTCGCCGATGGGCCAGAACTGGATTTTCAAATGTGAGAGATCGATCACGATACCTTCCGTAAAGCGTCGGTGCCGCGGAATGCAGCCACCTGCGCGAACGTACGTCCGTCAGCCTCGAGGTACGCCTCCTCGCCGGTCAGCTGGCCGATCCTGGAGAGAATCACGTCGCAATACGCCGGCGAGATCTCGCAGCCGTAGCCGGTCCGGCCGAGCACGTGCGCCGCGGCCAGCGTGGTACCACTGCCGGTGAACGGATCGTAGATCACGTCGCCGGGGTCGGAGAACGCCTTCACGAAGAATTCGACCAGCGCTCGGGGGAAGGGCGCAGAGTGCGAACCCTGGGTGGATTCGGTCTTGCACTCGATCACGTTCGAGGGCCGGGCGATGCCGCTGTGCCGGCCATCTTCATCTGTGGAACCGGACTCACCTGCGGCACCGCCACGCGCCCCCGTACCCAGCAGCCCACTGCCGGAAGTCGATTTCGGGTTATCGGGCGAGTAGTCGAAACAATCCTCCGAAGCATGGCCCACCGCCTTCGGCCGGAACTTGATCTGCGACTGGCGGGTGAAGTGGAACACAGGCTCCCACGCATTTTTGAATCGGTTGGGCCATCCGCCAGGCACGCCGTTGTCGGTCTTGCGCCAGCACAAGTCGTCGACGAACCGCCAGCCCCACTGCCGCTTGTGCGCGATCACCAGGTCCATCACATACAGGCTGCGTTCGCCGTCCTCCGCGTGCGCCTTGATGTTCACAAACCAGGAGCCGTCGGCGGCGAGCACTGCCTGGACGTTGTTTGCCACTGCCCGGAACCAATCCACGTATTGGTCGGGCGGGATTGGCTTGAAACCGCTCGAAGAATCGTACTCGCGCTGCGATGCGTAGGGCGGCGAAGTGATGGCCACGTTCACTGCGGCGCCGTTGAGCACGGCCTTCACGACAGCCAGTTCCCGGCAGTCCCCACAGATCAGCCGGTGCGGGCCGATTACCCAGATGTCGCCGGCGCGGGTGACCGGATCGGCTGGCGCCTCGGGCGTGCTGTCCTCCGCAGAAGCCTGTTCCGCGGCCTGGTCGTCGCTAGCGGGATCCGCCAGCAACGCTCGAAGCTCTTCGTCGTTGAAACCGACGACGTCCAGATCGAAGTCTTCGTCCTGCAACGCCTGAAGTTCAGCGCGCAACATCGCGTCGTCCCAGCCGGCGCTCAAAGCCAGCTTGTTGTCAGCGAGAACCAGCGCACGCTGCTCTGCCTCACTCAGGTGATCGAGCACAATGCAGGGCACTTCGGCCATGCCCAGCTTGCGTGCGGCGATCACCCGGGCGTGGCCGGCGATGATCGTGCCGTCTTTGCCGATCAGGACCGGATTCGTAAATCTGAAGCGCTGGATCGAGCGAACGAGCTGCTCGATCTGCTCCTCGCTATGCGTCCGCGCGTTGCCGGCGTACGGAATCAGCGCGTCGATTGGCCGAAACTCAATCTCGTTTGGAATGTGCACTGGCGTCATTGCTGTCTAAGTGCCGCAACGGCTGGGGGCGGACTGCGTTGCGCCCACGTTGGCCCGTGTCGCGATGCAGGCGCCAAGGCAAGGCGTTGGGCTAAGCCGTCGGCCGGGTCGCCCGTTGGCCAGACTTGTTGACTGCGGAATTTCCGCAGTCAGAGCGGCCATTCTGCTGCTCACCCGGACAGGCAGTCAGTCACGACCTGCAGGAACACATTGCGCGCGGAGAACTTCACGCCATCCTCGTCGCGGCCATCCAGCTTGCGGAGCTTCCAGCAGCGCCCGTGCTCCAACTTCTGCATGTGGCTGTACTTCGTGCCTTGCCTCGCCTTGGCCTCAATCGGATTGCTGCCATCCGGGCTCTGCAGCCAAATGGCTCGCAAGTGTCCCTTGCGGCCCCACGACGGCTTCACGTATCCGATTGCGATCAAACGTTTGGCGGCATCGGGAGTGCGGAAGCCAAGAGACGAGCCATCGGGCGCGTAGTAAGGGATCAAGCGTTCAGTCGTCATGGGGGCACACTTCGGGTACGAGAGGAAGGGAGAGTGTTTTACGAGAGTCCCGTCGCTCGTTTGGGGAAGGGCACCCTCGAAGGTTGCGCCTCGCGCTCACCTTTCGAACTGTGCCCCCATTAGAAATATGCGCGAAACGTCGGAAAAACGTCCGGTCGGTGATCAAGTTATTCCGGTGAGGCTCGTCTGATCCACGGCTGCTCGACGTCGGGATTGTAGAAGTGCTGACGCACGCCGTTGGAGAGGACGATCTCGATCGCTTCGCGACTGACCGCGCCGATCTGGTCGCCAGGACGGAGGTAGCAGACCAAACCACTGCCGGCGGCTATCTCGCCGTGATGTGTCTCCGGAGGGACTGCCGACAGGCGTGCTTCCCTCCAGCCAAGTGCCAGCGCCTGATCGCTGATCGCAGTGATCATCTCACGCGCTCGGCTGAGACGCTCCTCGGTGGTTGGATCCTGCTGCGGCGGTTTCGGAGGCAGCTTGGGCTTCTCAAACTCCTCGGGTAGCGGCGGGCGGTACTTTTCGGCATCGAGGGTCCGCATGGCGTGGAGCAGCAGTTCTTCGCTGAAGAGGCCGATCGCGTGTGCCTGGATCGCATTGAAGGCCGCGCGGGATGCTTCCCAATCTTCGGGCGGCACACGGCCGGCATCGGCTGCAGCTTTGACGGCATGCATTCGGAGCTTGAGCCAGGCGAAGTAGTCGGGATCGAGCTGACGGTACCAACGATCATTGATTTGGCACTCGTGGGACACCCTGTTGGCATCGCGTGGGCACCACGTTTGGAGGTCGGTTGACACCCAAATGGGTGAAAACGCGGTCAAGACTGCGGGAAGGCGCGGGGATAGCGGCGGGATTTTCGAAATGCCATCCCCGCACGTCAAATCACTGTACATCATAGGGTTACTGCCTTTTGCGGGGAATGCGGGGAATGTATCTATCCTTACGCGTGTAAGAGATCAGTACATGACTGCATGTGCATACGTACGCGCGCATATAAGGGCTCGCGACGGCGCGAATCCTCCCCGCCTA